GATAAACGGGGTTGATGTCTTTGTGGATTATGGGGCATTCCTCGCAGAGGAGAAAGCGGGTGATACCAAGAATTACTCCGCCCTGCTGAAACCGCCATCGGCAAAGCCGCACACGGCTGTGTCATTCCGGGAAAAAGACGGGGAGAAACTGCCTGATGCGCTTTTACCCGCATGGGAGGCTCGTGATGTCACCCTGCAATTTGCGATCATAGCGGCAGACCGGGCGCAATTCCTGTCCCGTTATTCGTCATTCCTGAAATTTCTCAAGGCCGGTAATAAGGGATGGTTGACCATCAACCCTCCGGAGCTTGGCAGGAGTTACCGGATGTATTACAAGGATTGCACGGATTACACCCAGCTGACCGATTTCGGGGGTGAGGTCATCGCAAAATTCAGCGTGAAATTTCGGGAACCGGTTCCCTCGTTATAGTATTCAAACATTATTCAAACAGCGTTCAAAATGGAGCTTAAAATATACAACCAGCAAGGGGTGTTCAAGACTGCGGTATCGCCGTCAGACTCCGACCGCCACGTAAAGGAAGTGATGAATGACAATATCCTGAATTTGTCGTTTACCCTTTACGAGTACGTGGAACTGGGCGTGAATGATTACGTGGATTTTGAGGGTGAACGCTTCACGCTGCTGGAGGATTACAAGCCGGAGCAGAAATCCACCGTTGAGTATGCCTACAGCTGCAAGTTCTACGGTATAGAGAGTGAGCTTAAAAAGGCCAAAGTCCTCAAGATGGTGGACGGTGACGATGAGCTTTCCTTTTCCTATGATGCCACGGCTGCCGAACACCTGCAGCTGATATGTGACAATATAAACCGTATCAAGGGGACGAAAAATTGGGTTATCGGCGAGGTGGTGTCCTCCGCTAATGTAAACATAGAGTATGATAAGATATTTTGTTTCGATGCCCTTTCGGAAATAGCCAAGAATTTCAATACCGAATGGTGGATCGAGGGAACCACTATCAATCTGAGCCGTTGTGAACACGGCACTCCCGTATCTTTGGGGTACGGAAAGGGGCTGCTCAGGCTTTCCCGTGTGGAGAATGATACGGTTCCTTTCTTTACCCGGTTGTATCCTCTTGGCAGTACCCGTAATATCGTGGCCTCTGATTACGGCCACCGCCGCCTGCAGCTTCCGGGTGGTGTCCGTTACGTGGAAAGGAATATCCATCTTGGAATCGTGGAGCAGGCGGAGGAGGAGGCCTTTGCGTACATATTCCCGAAACGAATCGGTACTGTTACCGGTGTCAGGACGGAAGAGGCCACAGGTGAGGACGGCAATGCGTTCACTATATATTATTTTACTGATGAGGGGTTGAATTTCGATCCGAACACGTATGAGATCGAGGGGCTTGTTAAACAGGTGTCGTTTCAAGGCGGGGAGTTGAACGGGCGTGATTTTGAGGTGAATTTCAACTCCGAGACAAAGGAGTTCGAGATTATCACGCAATTCCCGTATGAGAACCAGCAGCTACCGGGCGGCCTGCTGATCCCGAAGCCGGGTGACGAGTATATCCTTTGGAACATACGGATGCCTAAAGAGTATTATCCGCTGGCGGAAAAAGAATTTGAGGAGGCCGTTCAGAAGCATATCGAGTCGATAAGCATTGATACGTCAGTCTATAAGGCTCCAACCGATTACATCTATTTGGATGAGAACCATATCGATTTGAAATTGGGGCGGCGTGTCCTTTTGGAGAATGAGATTTATTTCCCCACCGGCACTCACGAGAGCCGTGTGACCAAGATCTCCCGCCGGGTGAATAATACCACAGATATGGATATTGAATGCACGTATGCGGTTGATTACGGGCGTATCAATCAGATCGAGAGTAATATCGTGGATATTCAGGCAGCCTATAAGGAACAGCTGAATAAGGACGTGCTGACCGTATTGAAAAGCTGGGACAGTATTGATCCCACCGAGTATAACGTCCTTTCCGCCGTCCGGACAATACGCACGATCGCAAATTCCTTGAGCAAGCTGGAAAAAGAAACGGCAGACAAATACCTCAGAAAGGACATACCCGACACGGCGAAAGAGCTTGAAACCTTTTTGAAGGGGATAAAGGTTATCGGCGAGGCTCTTGTTGAAAGCCTTACGGTAGAGAAAGACTCCACTTTCAAAGGTCTGCTTTCCTCCGAGGTCTTTACTTCGGGTTTCCCCGGCGGAACCGGATGGGCATTGTTTTGGAAAGAGGTGCTTAATGCCGCAGGAGTAAAGGAAAAGAAAGCCGTCATGGAGCTGGACGAGATGACCGTCCGTGGGGTTATGCGAGTGTATGAATTTGTCATCTCACAACTGATGGGTGAGAACGGAACCCGTCTGACAACTGACATGATGCGTGTCGATCACATCGATGCGGGCACAAAGACAATCTATCTCGATACGGAGAAAGGAGTCCTTTACAACCCTTTCCGTCCGGGTGATATCCTGATGGTTCAGCGTTTTTCCGTGGATGGTATCATCAAGCAGTACGAACTGCAGGTGGTCACTGCCAAAGTCGGTGATACCTCCAAAGGAGAGGAACGGCTCGATAGCATCACCTATAAGAATTTTGTAGGCGATGAGGGTAGTGTTGTTTTTCGTGACGTGCTTACCCGTGTGGACTCCGCCACCAATTCAGACCGCAAAGGGGTTATCAAACAAACCAGCGTTGAGGAGGGCAGTCCGTATCTTGATGTCCTGTACGGGATGAAAACGGATCCTGACAACGCCGTGCGTCTCCGGCTTGGACGTCTGGCCGGTATTATTACCTATTGGTGGGGGCAGCTGCAGGGATATGGTCTGTATTCCAACAACGCCTATCTGCTGGGTGATTTCCGTCTGCGTACCGGTGAGGATGTCCGGACGAAATTCGAGATAATGGAGGGTATGCTGCAAAGTGCCATGCAGAGCGTTGTGGGCACGATGACCGAGGAGGATAACTTTTTGAAAAACGCCAGCTTTCAGGATGACATGGCTTATTGGGAGCGTGAGAGTGATATGGCTTTATTTGATATCGGAGGGCAGCTGCTTGATTTAGGCGTGAATTTCTATTCCGAGAAAAACAAGGTGGCCGATATTGACTCTTTCGATGGCCGTTTCATGCTCCGGATCAAACGGAGTCACATTCGCCAGCTGAATGCGGATATCACCAAGCCGGAAGATGGCAGCGTCATATTTCTAACCTTGAAATATCATTGCGCCGAGGAGGGGATCCTGACTGCCGGTTTCAGTGGATCCGCTCCCTATGTGGAGCAGGTTATTCCGGCTGGTGAGGGCTTTGATATACTGGAGATATCAGGAGTATGGAACGGAACCGGTGATTTTCTCCTGAAATTTACCGGTGACTTGTATATCGAGCAGCTAACCCTGACCAATCATCCGTTAGAGGATTATAAAAAAGAGGTCAGTACCAAGTTCGAGCAGACCGCCGAGCATATTCTTGCCGTGGCCGAGGAGGTGAATAAGATAGACCATACCATCAAGACCGCCG